CTCTTGCTAGAAAAGCAAAGAGTGATGTATACTAGGTTGTCTCTTTCAGACGACCCCAAAGCGGTTGAGATGAAAGAGAACCTACGCAAGTCAGTTGCCCTGATGGGATTTCCACCAGAGACTGATATGAGTATATTATTTGGTAGTATGACCAAAACGATTCAATCCCTCAAAGATTACATTGACAATTGAGGAAATCCCTGTTATACTATCCGAGTAATCCAACAAATCCAAATTTATCCGAGGTATCCAAATGGCATTTGCCGATCTTAAAAAACAGTCTAAACTTGGTTCTCTCACCGCAAAACTGGTGAAAGAAGTTGAAAAAATGAATACAAGTGGGTCAGGTTCTTCTGACGAACGTTTCTGGAAACTTGAGTGTGATAAAGCAAACAATGGTTATGCTGTAATTCGTTTCCTCCCTGCTCCTGATGGTGAAGATCTACCATTTGTGAAGGTTTATAGTCACGCATTCCAAGGTCCTGGTGGTTGGTTGATCGACCAATGCTTGACTACTGTAAATCAGAAATGCCCAGTGTGTGAGCATAACTCTGGTCTCTGGAATAATGGTACTGATGCTGGTAAAGAAGTTGCTCGTAAGCAGAAACGCAAACTGACTTATGTAAGTAATGTCTATGTTGTGAAAGATCCTGCCAATCCTGAGAACGAAGGTAAAGTCTTTCTCTTCAAGTATGGTAAAAAGATCTTTGATAAACTTACTGAAGCAATGCAACCTGAGTTTGAGGACGAGGAAGCAATCGATCCGTTTGACTTCTGGCAGGGTGCTAATTTCAAACTGAAGGCAAAGAACGTTGCTGGTTATCGTAACTATGATTCCAGTGAGTTTGCTCCTCAGGGTGCTCTTCTGGATGATGATGACGCTCTGGAAGCATTGTGGAAGAAGCAGTATTCTCTCACTGAGTTTGTTTCTCCCGATCAGTTCAAGACTTATGAAGAACTGAAAGCACGTCTTCATTCTGTGCTTGGATCTAAAGGGTCTGCCCGTCTTGATGAGGAAGTTGAGTCTGAAGAAGAATACACTCGTGGTTCTACCAAGGAACTTACCGATGATCTTCGTTCTGAACTCAAGAATCTAACTCCTACTCGTTCTTCTTCTTATGATGAAGACGATGAAGATGATACTCTAAGTTACTTTGCAAAACTTGCTGAGTGATGTGTATAGGGAGGAAATCTCCTCCCTTAAAATGGAATTGAGACCTTAGTATTTTCTGTCTTAATTAATGTATCATTTACATATTGCGATGATTTATCATAAATCATCGCTTTTCTTGTATCATTGATAACTTGCTGTAGGTATCTCGGTTTTAATACATAGATACTTCTTTTTTCATTATTCTTTAGCACTTCGTATTCATAGTTACTTACTCCTACAATAGGATCTGCAATAAGAATCACATCTTCTCCCAGTCTTGTAGCATCATTTGTGTACAGAGTTTGATTGTCATAGTAATAAATGTTAAAGTCAGCATCAACAATTTGACCTGCAGGAAGAATTAATCGGTCTTCTGAATCTCTAACTTCTTTAGTCTCATAATGATGAATTGCATTTAAGTCATTGCCATAGATTGATTCTGCATAATCGTATACTTGTTTATCAGAAAGTGGCCATTGATCTCTGAGTCTTGTGATTCCCGCTGATACAATTACAACCCAATCATATTGAACACTACCATAAAGTTCTTGAGACACTAATTCTGGTCTTGACCCATCTGGAATCTGATACTTATCAAAAACAGTAAAGACATTTTGTAAGTCATCACGAAGTTTTACTCTACGGAACAGATTCTTAACAATCAAATATTGATCCGATGAATTAGAATCTGATAAGAATGATTGATATTCTAAGTTTGGAAGTTCTCTGAAGTAAGTCATTAGTATCCAACTCCGTATTTGCCTTCTTCTGTTTCGTAATCTTCTGCATAAATCGGACTCAGTTCTTGGAACTGTAAAGTCAATTGCATATGAACTGGAGTTGCATCTGCATATGTTGCATATTGTGCAGAACCATTATAATTAACACTCATTTGTGTTAGAGCACATGGTTTAAAACGATGTAAAAATGGATGATGCTTTCCTCCACTCATGTACTCTAATTTAAAAACATTTGGTGCTGAGACAAAAAGACCACTTCCATTTACATCTGGTCTTCCTTTTTGAGGAGTCATGTTCTTTTTCAAAGTTCGAATTATGGTTTTAACTGTATCTGATTCATTTTTATACCTTGGAACCATATCAAATGTAAAATTAAATGCTGGACGCATTGTTACGCCATTGAACAGTAATTCAACATTTTCATTGAATACTTGTCCAGTCGCTCTTGAGATAATTTGATTAATGTTTCCTTGCCCTGTTGCTGCTTGAACTGCAGCCGCAGCAGTTCCTGCAGCAATCGCTGATTGTCCTTCTCCAGTTTCAGTAACAGATCCTATATTTTGAAGTAACTTAGTAATAGATTGTCCGAGTGATGCTGCGACATTATTGCTTAAAACGGCAGCATTTGCTCCGGCAGCAAGTCCAGCAGTAATTGGATTCAAAGTTCCAGATTGCCATTCAGCAGCATTGTTATCTTGAATTGTTGCTGGCATTGGTAGAATAATAGTTGCCAATGAGGTTTTAATGCTTCCAGTTTGTCTTAATGCTTCTTCTGTTGTTCTTAAAGCAAATCCTCCAGTTAAATTTAAACTAGGATATTCATATTTTAGGACTTGAATTTTAAAATAATCATCTTGTGGCCCAATATTACTAAGAGGATATCTTAATGTTCCTGCCATTTACTTTTTTAACTATTTATTGTCAATTTCTTACAATTTTTCCATAAGGAACTGATTTTAAAGTATTATATTCTTGTGGTGTCAATTCATACAAACCACTTACTAATCTATCACCATCTACAGTATTATATTGTCTTATTTTTCCCCAATGATAATTAAAAGCGCGGAATCCTTTTGGTAATATGTCTCCAGCAATAATTAATGGGTGGCGATCATAGCGTATTTTTGGAGTTGCAGCATAATAGACGTAAGTGTAATACTTACCTGGAACTGGAAAATTTCTTTTTGTATCACTTGCAATTGTTAGAATTTCATCCATTAATTCTTCAGGAGTTTCATTTCCAAATAGAGATTCTTTAAATTTTGAAAATCTATTTCCTCCACGATTAGTTCCTGGTAATTTGGGAGAATTTGGATTGGAACTTTTATAGTCATGGTCATTTTTGATTAAACTAATCAGTTGAGTTTTGTTTAATCTTTGATACCCATCAATTCGACCTTGACCAGTTGCTGTCGTATAATATATGCTGTATTTCTCAGCAATTTCAACTAATTCATTTTTAGTATAATCTTCTAATCTTTTTTCGTATCCTGTGAGTGCCATTACTTGATACCTAATTCATGCTCGGTGATTACTTTGAACTCATAACCATTATCAGCACACCATTCTCTTGCAGATTCCCATTTTGATTGGTTTTTAGCGTACTCATAGACCTCAGAAATATACTTCTGAGTTTGTCTTTTTGGTTTTGGAGGTGGAACAGTTTGCTTGGATGGTTTAATCTCAATCATATATTTTTTGATACTACCATCGGACTCTTTGACTTTGATGAGGAAGTCTGGAAAGTATCTGTGAATCTTTCCGTCTAATGGGGAACGATAGGGGACACATTTTTCTTCCGATGACCATTCAATTATTTTTTCATTTGTATCACAGTAAACCATAAATTTTCTTTCCCATAGAGATCTATAAATTATTGAGGTAACATCTCCATGATACTTATCTGGAAAGGATGGTTTATATTTTCCTTTATATGACATCTAAATACTTACAACAAGAAACTCATAATAGGTATTTAGAGTGGCAAAACCACGTAGAATATCAGATATCAAACCACTATTTACAAATCTTGCACAAACTTCTCATTATGAGGTTAAGTTTGGTGGACTTCCTGGAGAATTAATAAGTTATTTGAGAACTAGGGGAGTATCATCAAGATTTATTGCTGAAGATGCTGGACTTTTGTGCCATAATGCAGTTCTTCCAACAACTCAACTTGCAACTGTAGATATTTCTGGAAATTATATTGGTATTACTGAAACTTTTGCTCATAAAAGAATCTATCAGGATATAAGTCTTGAATTCTATGTTGACAAGAATTACAATACATTAAAATTCTTGGAGCATTGGATGGAATTCATTGCGAGTGGATCATCAAATCCAATCAATGGAAATAATTTACCAATTAATAGTAATGTTGATAGAGGTTATTTCATAAGGATGCAGTATCCAGAATATTATAAGTCAAATAAAACTAGAATTATTAAATTTGATCGTGACTATCAAAGAGAAATAGAATATACTTTTATTGGATTATATCCATATAATATTGCATCCATGCCAGTTTCTTATGGACAATCTGATGTATTAAAGATGCAAGTAACATTCAAAATTGATCGTTATGTAATTGGAAAATCTTATAGTGTGAACTTTAATAGAAATGAAGATGGTAATAAACTTCCTTCTCAACCACAACCACAACCAGTTTCTCAACCGAGACCAAGATTAGTTCCAAGATCTCCTGGATCTATTCCATCAAATGGAGTAGAACTATTTCCTTTTGACAAAACTTTGACAGAATCTCTTTATGGATCGACAAATAACAGATAAATAATTTTATCATATTTGTAATGGTTATTATAAATATTAATGCCTGAACTGGTGGTTCTTTTCAGGAAGAATGGGAGCAGAAATGCTCCTTTCCTAATATAAATAATATTAACCACCAGTTTAAGAGCAGTTATGCAACCTCGTATATACACATATAAAATTACTTTTGAAGAAGTCCCTTATTATTACTATGGTAGTCATACTGAAAAAAAGTATGAAGAGTATTATATGGGTTCTGCAGTAACTCATAAATGGTGTTGGGAATTTTATACACCAAAAAAACAAATATTGGAATTATTTGATTCTAGAGAACATGCAAATAATGTAGAAAACAGATTAATTAAACAGGTAATTAATGATCCAAATTGTTTGAATGAAAATTGTGGAGGAATAATTTCAATAGAAATGTGTAAAAAGGGAGCAAAAATATTAGTTGAAAATAAGTTAGGAATACATTCAAGAACAAAAGAACAAATTGTACAAGATGGTAATAAAGGTAGAGAAACTCAAAAAAGATTAGGACTTGGTATATATGGGGTATCTACAGAAATTAGGCAGAAAAATGGTAAAAAATTAGCACAAAAAAATGTTGAAAGTGGTCATATACAAAATCTTGGAAAAAAATATGGAAAATTATTGTATGAAAATAATGCAGGAATGTTTGGAATAGGTAAGGAAGAAAAATATAAAGCAAGAAGTAAAGGTGGAAAGATTAGTGGAAATAAAGCATATGAAAATAAAACAGGTATTCATGCATTTTCAAAGGAACAGAGGCAAAATATAGGAAAGCAAAAATGGAAGTGTTTGGTTACTGGTTATATTTCAAATGCTCCTGGACTTTCGAATTATCAAAGAAAAAGAAATATTGATACTATATTGCGAATTAAAATTGAAGACTAAATATGTTTAAATGATTTGAATTAAAAAAATGGTTCTTCCAAAAATTGCAACTCCTTCGTATTCTTTAGAAATTCCATCTCTTAAAAAAGAAATTAAATATCGCCCTTTTCTTGTAAAAGAAGAAAAAATTCTGATCATTGCAATGGAGAGTGAAGATCCTAAGCAAATTGCAAACGCTGTTAAAACTGTAATTAATAATTGCATTTTAACTAAAGGAATTAAAGTTGAACAACTTGCAACTTTTGATATTGAATATTTGTTTCTTAACATTCGTGGAAAATCTGTTGGAGAAACGGTTGACGTTTTAATTACCTGTCCAGATGATGGAACAACACAGGTTCCAATAAGTGTTAATCTTGACGATATTCAAATTAGTGTTGATGAAAATCATTCAAGGGATATTAAACTTGATGATAATTTATCTTTGAGAATGAAATATCCATCAATGAATGAGTTTATTAAATCTAACTTTGGAAATGAGTTTACTATGAGTGTTGATGACACATTCAATCTTATTATTTCTTGCATGGAACAAGTATATAATGAAGAAGAGTCTTGGTCTGCATCAGATTGTACTCAAAAAGAATTGTCTGAGTTTATTGAACAATTGAGTTCAAAGCAATTTAAGCAAGTTGAAAGTTTCTTTTCAACAATGCCTAAACTTTCTCATACTCTAAAAATTAAAAACCCCAATACCGGTGTAGAAAGTGAAGTATTGCTGGAAGGACTATCAAGTTTTTTCGCCTAGTTCTTTCACATGAGAATCTTGAATCATTTTATAAGACAAACTTTTCTTTGATTCAGCATCACGGTTGGTCTCTTACTGAAATTAATGAAATGATTCCATGGGAAAGAGAAATTTATATTGCTCTTCTAAAACAATATATTGAAGAGGAAAATCTAAAAAATCAACGTTGAATTTTTAGATTTTTTAAACCCAAGATCCCAACCTTCTCCGGGACATAGGTATAAAATCTGTTAGGATTTACCATAAATTTACTCTTTAGTTGACTGCATTTGTATTTATATTACAAAGGA